ATGGCGGCGGAAAAGCAGGAAGAGCCGGAGAAGCAGGAGAAGCGCGTCGTGCGCTGCAGTGACGGGCGGCTGCGGCAGTGCAAGGCACGGCGGACCGGATGGACCGCCAAGCGCCGCGGCCTCTTTCTCGAGCATCTGGCGGCGACCAGCAACGTCACCGCCTCGGCCCGGGAAGCGGGCATGCACGTGCGCGGCGCATTCTATCTGCGCGAACGCGACCCCCAGTTCGCGGACGATTGGGATTCCGCCCTGCGCACCGCCGACGCGCGACTGACCGGCAAGCTGGTGGTCTACGCGGAAACGAGGGGAAAGACGCAGGCCAGGGACGGTGACGAGGCCGACGAGCTGGCCGGCTTCGATCCCCAGCTCGCGCTGCAGATGCTCGCGCTCCACCGCGACCGGCTCGGCGGGCGCCAGCGCCGCCGCGGCGGGCCGCGACCGCGGATCGCCAGCCGGGACGAGGTCGAGGCCGCGGTGCTGAAGCTGCTCAAGAAGATCGAAAAGCGGATCGGCAAGCCCGTATGAACCGGAGCGCGGTCGAGCGATTTGCGTTGCTCCCGGAGGCGCAGCAGGCCTGGGGCGTGCGGCGGCTTACCGTGCCCGTGCTGCGCGGTTTCCTGGCGGAACATTGGTGGCATCCCGGCCAGCAGGCGCCGGACGGCGACTGGCGGGTCTGGCTGATGATGGCCGGGCGCGGCTTCGGCAAGACGCGGGCCGGGGCGGAGTGGGTGAGCGATCTGGCGCGCAGGGACGGATCGCTGCAGATCGCCTTGGTCGGGGCGACGCTGCACGAGGTCACGCGGGTGATGGTGCAGGGGCCGACCGGCTTGATGGCGGTCGCGCGCGCGGGCGAAGAGCTGGTCTATTATCCGAGCCGCGGGCTGGTCGAGTTCGCCAGCGGGGCGCAGGCCTTTGCCTATTCGGGGCGCAATCCGGAAGCCTTGCGCGGGCCGCAGCACCATTTCGCCTGGTGCGACGAGCTGGCGAAATGGCGCTACCCGCAGCAGGCGTGGGACAATCTGATGCTGGGGTTGCGGCTGGGCGAGGGGGGGCGCGCGCTGGTGACGACCACGCCGCGGCCGGTGCCGCTGCTCAAGCGGCTGCTCGCCGCGCCCGACACGATCGTGACCCGCGGGCGGACGCGGGACAATGACAGCCTGCCCGGCCGGTACCTCGCGGCGATGGACGATTTGTATGCCGGCACCCGGCTCGGGCGGCAGGAGCTGGACGGCGAGCTGATCGAGGATTTCGAGGGCGCGCTGTGGACGCGGACGCTGGTCGAGGATTGTCGCGCGCATGCGCCGGAGGCGTTGGCGCGGGTGGTGGTGGGCGTCGATCCTCCGGCGAGCGCGGGCGGCGATGCTTGCGGCATCGTCGCGTGCGGACTGGGGGCTGACGGCATCGGCTACGTGCTGGGCGACCACAGCGTTCGGGGGCTGAGCCCCGAGGGCTGGGCGCGGGCGGTCGTTCGCGCAGCCGAGATCTGGGAGGCCGAGCTGGTGGTGGTCGAGACCAATCAGGGCGGCGAGATGGTCGAGAGCGTGCTCGCCAGCGTCGACAGCGCGCTGCCGGTCAAGCCGGTCAAGGCGCGGTTCGGCAAGGCCAAGCGGGCCGAGCCGGTCTCGATCCGGTTCGCCCGCGGCAAGGCCAGGTTCGCCGGGACCTTCCCCGAGCTCGAGGACGAATTGTGCGGCATGACCGGCCGCGGTTACGAGGGGCCGGGACGAAGCCCGGACCGCGCGGACGCGATGGTCTGGGCGATGGCCGAATTGATGCTCGGGCGGGAGCGGGAGCCGAGCGTGCGGCGGCTGTAGCCTGGCTCGGGTTCGACACGGTTCGCGGAGAAATGGAAACACTTTGCCCCGGGAAGGGGTTCTCTTGAAAGCGTACCGTATTCGTCCGCTTCGGGCGACGTTAACCATTACCGGCTAGGCAAGGTCGATATGATCGCTATATTCCTACCGGTAGCGCGGCATTCAATCCCGGTTAAGGGGGAGAGAGATGAAAGCGGCGCCGATAGAAAGGATACCCGACTGATGGTTCAGAACCTCAACCGATCCGAAGGATACGGAGGAACGAAGCCCATCGGTTTCGGCTGAGTTTGATCCGGCCCTGAAAACCCCTTAAGCTCTCCGGAGAAATCCGGGGAGCTTTTTTATGTCGGGAGGAAATGTCACCGCCCTGAATCAGGGCACGGTATCTTCGGATGCCTATGCCATGATGGCTCTTCACAGCAGCGTCGACGTCATTCAGACTTATGCTGTCGTCGTCTCGGTCGTCATTGCACTCATCGTCCTTATCCTGACCCAGCGATCGGCCAAGAAGCGCGAGACCCTGAACCTCATTTCTTCGATACGGAATTCCACGGAATACAAGGCCTCGCGCATCGAGTACCTCGCGCTAGTAAATTCGACAAACAACCTCGTGGAGTTTGCCAAGGAGGAAAATTCTGAATCAAGTCAGGCAAGTATAATCGAGGAAATGCTGAATTATTACGAGCTCATAAGCCTCGGAATCAGAATGGGCACCCTTGATGAGCATTTCTACAAATTATGGTATCGAAGCTCTCTCGTCACGGACTATAGGCGCCTGCAGCCCTATATCGTGGAACTGAGGCGCTGGACCGGCGTGCCGACCTATTTCTACCAATTCGAAAGGTTGGCGACGAAATGGGCGGCCAACCCCAAGGTCAAGCAAGAGCCGACCTTGCTGACGCGCCTGACGAACATATTGGGCCTCTGACCCATCAAGGGCGCGCCGGTCACGGGTCGGAAGACGCCGCCGGCACGCGATCGCAGATCCCATGCGTCCGGACGCGCCCGCCGGTCCGGTCTGCGATCCAGGCCAAAGCGAGCAGGGTGATCAGCAAGCCGGCGATCGGAATGGGAACAATCGGCGGAATGGGGACAGTTACGACTAACTGTCCCTGGTAACTGTCCCAGGCGCTTGCGGGCCATGCGTGGTTACCCCTCACCCTGATCCTCTCCCCATGGGGGAGGGGATTCTACGGCGGATTACGCGGGAGTTTGAACATGAAATTCTTCGGCCGGAAGGCCGCTCGGGGGACCGGGCGGCCGTTTCTGTTTTCGGGGTGGCGCGGGATGTTCGCGGCGGAGCCGTGGCCGCGCTCCTATGAGGCGCAGGTGCGCGAGGCCTATCTCGGCAATCCGGTGGCGCAGCGGGCGGTGCGGCTGGTGGCGGAAAGCGTCGCCTGGGCGCCGATCTATGCGCTCGACGGCGAAGAAGCCCCTCCACCGCGCTTCGCGCGGTCCCCCTCCCCTCGAAATCGAGGGGAGGATCTCATTACGCCGCCTTTGCTCGAGACGGTGGCGACGCAGCTGCTGCTGCACGGCAATGCGTTCGTCCAAGTGGCGCAGGACGGCGCCGGGCTGCCGGCGGAATTGTTCGCGCTGCGGCCCGAGCGGGTCAGCGTCGAGGCGGATGCGTCGGGCTGGCCGGCGGCCTATCTCTACAAGGTCGGCGAGGCGAAGAGCCGGATCGCGGCGCGCGACGGCCTGCGCCGGCCGGGCGTGGTCCATCTCAAGGCGGCGCACCCCTTGGACGACCATTATGGCCTGGGCTGCCTGGCCGCGGCGGCGGGCGCGGTGGCGGTGCACAATGCGGCGGCGAAATGGAACAAGGCGCTGCTCGACAATGCGGCGCGGCCGTCGGGGGCGCTGGTCTACGACACGGGCGACGGCGCCGCCTTGTCCGCCGCCCAGTTCGAGCGGCTGCGGGCCGAGATGGAGGCGCAATTTTCGGGCGGCGACAATGCCGGGCGGCCGCTGCTGCTCGACGGCGGGCTGAAATGGCAGGCGATGAGCCTGACCCCGGCCGACATGGATTTCACCGGCCTCAAGGCGGCGGCGGCGCGCGAGATCGCTTTGGCCTTCGGGGTGCCGCCGATGCTGCTCGGCCTGCCGGGCGACGCCACCTACGCCAATTACCGCGAGGCCAACCGGGCGCTGTGGCGGCTGACCGTGCTGCCGATGGCGGCGCGGATCCTGCGCGGGCTCGGCGACGCGCTGGCGGCCTGGCGGCCGGGCCTCAGGCTCGAGGTCGACATGGACCGGATCAGCGCGCTCGCCGAGGAGCGCGAGCGGCTCTGGCGCCAGGTCAGCGCGGCCGATTTCCTGAGCGATGCGGAGAAGCGCGAGATGCTGGGATTCTCGAACGCCCGTGATGTGCTAGGCTGAATGGGGACAGTTACTTTTGGGGACAGCTACCGGTACATGTCCCTAAAGGTACGTGTCCCCAAAAGTAACTGTCCCCTGGAGTCGCGATGGGCGATATCATGACCCCCAAGGATAGCCGCGAGATCGTCGAGGCGTTCGTCGCGGCGGTCAACAGCGGGCGCGCGGAGAAGGTCGCCGCGGCGATGACCGCGGACGCGGCGTTCATCGACTCGCTCGGCAAGAGGATCGAGGGCAAGCAGGCGATCGTGACCGCCTGGCGGGCCTATTTCCGGCTGTTCCCGGACTACCGGATCGAGATCGACGCCGTGTTCACGGACGGCCGCGAGGCGATGCTCCACGGCCGCGCCGGCGGCACGCTGCACCGCGACACCCGTCCGGTCGAGGGCGGGCGCTGGGAGATCCCGGCGGCGTGGCGCGCGGTGACCGACAGCCGGCGGGTGACTTTGTGGCAGGTCTATGCCGACAACACGCCGGTCCATGCCTTGCTCGGGCAATAGCGGCCGACACCAACTGCGACATGAGGAATTCGAAATGGCCGATGCGAACGCATCGATGCTGGCGCTGCTCGTCGCCCAGGCGGAGGGGCAGGGGGCGGACATGGCGACGATCCGCGCGCTGATCGAGGAAGCGAGCGAGAGCGGGGCGGAGCGGGCGCTGGCCGCGCTCGGCCTCAGGGACGAGAGCGCGCGGCGCGACATGGACGAATTGCGCGAGCTGCTGCGGGCCTGGCGCGACGCCAAGAAATCGGCGTGGAACGCGGTCGTCAGCTGGGCGGTACGGATCGTGCTGGCGCTGCTGGTGGCAGGGATCGCGGTCAAGGTCGGCCTGCTGGAGTTGCTCAGGTCGTGAGGTTCGCGGGCTATGCCGCCATTTTCGGGCGGCCGGACCGGGGCGGGGAAACTCGCATGAAAGTGGTACTTTCATGCGGTCGCCCCTCCACCACCCTGCGGGTGGTCCCCCTCCCCACGAAGCAAAGCTCCGCGGGGAGGATAGAATGAGATTTGCAGGCTATGCGGCGATCTTCGGGCGGCCGGACAGGGGCGGGGACGTGGTGCGCGCCGGGGCGTTCGCGCGGTCGCTCAGGCGCACGGGAGCGGTGCCGCTGCTGTGGCAGCATGCCCCGGAGCGGCCGATCGGGCGGGTCGAATATCTCAGGGAGGACAAACGCGGCCTGCGGGTGATCGGGCGGCTGTCGGCAGGGGCGGCGGGGCGCGAGGCGGCGGCTTTGCTCGCGGAAGGCGCGGTCCGGGGCTTGAGCTTCGGCTATCGGGTGCGCGCCGCCGAAGGAGAGGGCCCGCGCGCGCTGACCGAGCTCGAATTGGTCGAGATCAGCCTGGTGACGATGCCGATGCAGCCCAAAGCGCGGGTGCACGCGATCGAAACAGAGGATAATGTCGCGGCATGAGAGGCCGTCTCCTCCTCGCCGGATCGCTGCTGCTGGGCGCCTGCGGCGAGGCTAACCTGCGCACCGAGGGGCAGCGACATTTCGAACTCGGCCAGGAGATGCTGCGGGTACGGCTGTCGATGGACCCGTGCGTGCGATGGGAAGCCGACATCATCCATTCGCGCCGCCTGCGCGATTGCCTGGAGTTCCTGCCGCAGGAGCGGATGCGGGGCGTCTGGATCTTCGGCCTCGAGGAATCGGGGTTCCTCCCCGGCGCGACGACCGCGCCGGCCGAACGGACCTTGACCAGGGGCAGTCATTTTCCGGAGTGGGATTTCTTCGTCGAACTCGATTTCGAGCAGGTGCTGAGGACGCTCGAAGCCTTGCCGGCGACGACCCGCTCCCGGGCGTTCGCGATCGAGTTCATCGGCCGGCGATCACGCGACACGACGACCGCCATCAACGGCGAGGCAACGCGCGTGATCGTGGTCGACCGGATGCTCTCGTCGCGATATTTGGGCGACATCGTCACCCATGTCGACCTGCCGGGGCTAAACGCCCAGCCACTCCAGCCCGCCCGGTAGATCCTCGGCGCCGTAGAGCAGCTGCAGCACAAGGCGGCGGGCCGGGGCTACGGCGCGGGCGGAGGCGTGGAGGATCGGGGTGGCGTAGAGCCACAGGTCGCCGCGCGCGGCCGGGCAAATCGCCTCGCCCAGGCGGGCAGCGACAGCGGCGATATCGGCTTCCGCGATGCGGCCGAGGCGGTGCGAGCCGGGGACGATGCGCAGCGGCGCGTTGTCCGGGCCGACCGGATCGAGGTGGATCCGCACCGTGAGCATCCGGGCGAGGATTTCGAACGGCGGGACGGCGTGGTGGATGCCGTGCTTGACCGTCCAATCGGTGAAGCCGGGCGCGTCGATCCGCGCGCGGACGGCGATGGTGCGGTCCTGGTGCCAGCCGAGCGCCCAGTTTCGCGCCGGCGATTTGTCGAACAACGTGGCGCGAACCGGCCGGGCCTTCGGGCCGAGGATGGACGCGGCGATGGCGGTGGCGGGCCTGACGAGATCCGCCAGGCCGGAAATTGGGCCCAGCCGCGCGCCAGGCCGCGCCGCGATGATCGGCAGAAGCGCTTCGAGCGCCGCGATTTCGTCGGGCGCGAAGGCTGCGGGAAACACATGCGCGCCGGTCGCGTGGAAGTCGCTCACCGGGGCGGGAGGAAGTCGAACCGGTTGCCGCCGATCGGCCGGGCCGCGTGCTCGTCGAGCTGAGCGATGATTTCGGGGAAGCAGCCCAGCTCGCGCAGCGCGGCGGCGACGCGGGGATCGTGATGCGCGGGGGCGACGACGTCGGGAAACCAGGGGCCGGAGGGACAGCCGAAGTGCAGCGAGCCGCGAAAGGCCTTGCGGGATTCGAGCAAGACGAGGACCTCGTCGATGTCGCCGCGGCCGGCCTGAATGTAGAGGCGCAGATCGATCAGGCGCAGGACCATATCGGCATGGACGAGCGGCTCGCCGGGCCGCGGCCGATCGAGGAACCAGGCGAGCTCGCGGTCGGCCTCGTCGCGCCGGCCGGCGCGGATCAGGATGAAGCCGATCACGCGGGCGTGAAGACCATGGATCGCATAGAGGCGCGGGTCGTCCGCCGGTGACGAAACCACCGCGCGCCGGAAATTGGCGATCGCCTCGTCGGCCTGGCCGGCGAGCAGAAGGCGCTCGCTCTCGGCCGCGGCGCGAAACGCCGCGACCTCCTCCGGGCGCGGCGGCGGCCGCGGCGCCGGCGGCGGGGACGGCGGCATAAGCGGCGGGACCGGGATCGGCGTTCGCGGCTGACCCTGAACGAGGCCGGGGCCGAGCAGCAGGCAGAGCGGCAGAGCGAGGCGGATCGAGCGCATCGCGCCCCAGAATAGGGCGCGGCGCGGAAAAGTCGAACGAAGACAGAGAGATTCCGGCGTTCGCCGGAATGACGGGCGTTGGATCCAATTGAACGAGGAGAAGGACATGATCGAAGTCAAAGCGGATGCGCTGGAGGCGTCGTTCGAGGCGCTGGAGCGGGAGGATGAGGATGTCGCGGCGCTGCGCGAGGAGGTGGCGGGGCTGAAGGCACGGGTCGACGCGCAGGCGGTGGCCGGCGCGCGGCCGGCGCTCAGCGGGGCGAAATCGGACGCCTCGCCGTTCGTCGAGCGCTATTTGCGCAAGGGGCTCGAGGCGGGCGTCGAGCTCAAGGCGATGTCGGGCGCGACCGACGCCGCCGGCGGCTATGCGGTGCCCGAGGAGCTCGACGCGCAGATCGAGCGGACGCTGACTGCGATCTCCCCCATTCGGGCGATCGCCAATGTCGTCAAGGTCGGCTCGGCCGGCTATCGCAAGCTGGTCACGACCGGCGGCACGCCCTCGGGCTGGGTCGCCGAGACGGCCGCGCGGCCGGAGACCGACACGCCCGACTTCATCGAGATCGCGCCGCCGTTCGGCGACCTCTACGCCAATCCGGCGGCATCGCAGGCGATGCTCGACGACGCGGCGTTCGACGTCGAGGCGTGGCTGGCGAGCGAGATCGCGACCGAGTTCGCGCGGGCGGAAGGGGCGGCGTTCGTCGCCGGCAACGGCACCAGCCGGCCCAAGGGCTTCCTCGCCGCGCCGAACAGCGCCGATGCCGACGGCGTGCGCGCTTTCGGCACGCTGCAATTCGTCAAGACCGGGGTCGCCGGCGGCTTTCCGGCGTCCAATCCGCAGGACAAGTTGATCGACCTCGTCCAGAGCCTGCGCTCCCCATACCGGCAGGGCGCGGTGTTCGTGATGAACTCGGCCACCGCCGCCGGGATCCGCAAGTTCAAGACCGCGGACGGCGCCTTCCTGTGGCAGCCGGGGCTGACCGGCGGCCAGCCCGACACGTTGCTCGGCTATCCGGTGGTCGAGGCCGAGGATATGCCCGACGTCGCCGCCAACGCGCTGGCGATCGCGTTCGGCAATTTCAAAGCGGGCTATCTGATCGCCGAGCGGGCCGAGACGCAGATCCTGCGCGACCCTTATACCAACAAGCCGTTCGTCCATTTCTACGCGACCAAGAGGGTCGGCGGCCAGGTGATGAACTCGGAGGCGATCAAGCTGCTCAAATTCGCGGCGTAACGCGCCGCGTCAAAAAAAAGGGGACACGTACTTTTTGGGCAAAAAGTACGTGTCCCCATTCCGGAGACGGTTCGATGACTTTGTTCTTTGCCGATCTGGTGCGGGAGGTGACGCACGCGACGGGGGCCGGGGATCTGGCGCTCGAAGGGGCGCTGCCGGGGCATCGGCGGTTCGCCGATGTCGTGCCGCCCGGCGCGCGCTTCCATTATGCGGTCGCGGGCATCACCCACCCCAGCGAATGGGAGACGGGCGAGGGCGAGATCGGCAGCGGCGGCGCGCTGCTGCGCAGCCCGCTCGCCTCCTCGGCCGGGGGCGCCGCAATGGCCTTCTCGGCCGGGCTGAAGACGGTCGCGCTGACCGTCGCCGCGGCCTGGTACGCCGCGCATGACGTCGGCGGCGCGCCTGGAATCGAGGACATCGAAGGGCTCGCCGACGAGCTCGACGGCAAGGCCGAGCTGCTGGGCGCCGCGTTCACCGGGCCGGTCTCGGCGCCGAGCCTGACGCTCGGCGCGGATCTCGCCATCGCCGACGGCGGCACCGGCGCCTCGAACGCGGCCGCGGCGCGGGCCAATTTCGGGCTCGGCTCGCTCGCCACCCAGAATGCGGGCGCGGTGGCGATCACCGGCGGCACGATCGCCGGGCTGTCGAGCCTGAGCGTCGCCGGCGATGGCGACGTGTCGGGCGACTACAAGGTCGACGGGGTCAAGGTGGTGAGCAACCGGCGCACGGGATGGGCCGGGCCGACCGGGCCGGCATCGCGGGCGACGTTCGATTCGTCGAGCGTCTCCGCGCCCCAGCTCGCGCAGCGGCTCAAGGCGCTGATCGACGATTTGATCGCCCACGGCCTGATCGGCAGCTGAGATGGACGGGTCGGCGATCGCCGCGCGCCCGCTGGGCCATGCCGGCCTCGGCGCGCTGAGCACCGGCTTTCCGGGCGCGCGGCCGCTGCCGATCCGGCTCGATGCGGCGCTCGGCATATTTGCCGAGGCGGCGGCGGAACGACCGGCCGGCCAGGCCGCCGCGCCGGTGGACCCGGCCGGGACAATGCGGGCGACGCGCCCGTGAACATGAGAGGCAAACATGAGCTTCTATCTGAAGGACCCGCAGGCAATCGTCGATTATGCGATCGACTGGGCGCTCTATCTGGACGGCAAGGCAATCGTCGCCAGCGCCTGGTCGGTCGCCCCCGCCGAAGCGGGCGGCGTCGCGGTCGCGGAGGCGAGCTTCGACCCCACGCGCACGGCGGCGCGGGCGGGCGGCGGCCTCGCCGGCCATGTCTACCGCCTGGCCAACCAAGTCACCTTGTCGGACGGCAGCAGCGACGAACGCTCGCTGACGCTGCGCGTGGAGCAACGCTGATGGGGATCATCATCGCCCAGGCGCCGGCCGCGCCGATCGCGCTCGCCGAGCTGAAGGCTCATTTGCGGATCGCCACCAGCGAGGAGGATGCGCTGCTCGCGTCGCTGGCGCGCACCGCCGCCGACCTGTGCGAGGCGTTCACCGGCCGGGCGCTGATCGTGCGCTCGCTCGTGGAGATCTTGCCCGCGGCGACCGCCTGGACGCGACTCGGCGCGGCGCCGGTCACCGCGATCGAGGGCGTCGCCGCGCTCGCGGCGGACGGCGCGCCCGCCGCGCTGGCGGTAGGCGATTATGCGGTCGACATCGACGCCGCCGGCGAGGGCTGGGTCCGGCTGCTGCGGGCGATCGGCGAGAAGCGGATTCGCGTCGCTTACCAGGCCGGGATGGCGGCCGATCCCAATGGGCTGCCCGAGGCGCTGCGGTACGGCATCCTGCGGCTCGCCGCCTGTCTTTACACGCATCGCGACGCGGACGCGGCAGCCGCGCCGCCGGCGGCGGTGACCGCCTTGTGGCGGCCGTGGCGACGGCTGAGGCTCGCCTGATGTTCGCGGCGATGATGCAGCGGGCGGCGGGCCTCGCCGAAGCGCGGGCGCGGGCGCGCCGGCGCGACCTCGCCGAGCGACTCGCCGAAGCGCTGCCTCCGGGGGTGCGGGCACAAAGCGAGGAAGCGGGCGTGATCCTGTCGGGCAGGAATTTGCGGCGGCGGCTGGTGCGCGACACGCGGCTGAGCCGCCTGATCGCGGGAGTGATCAAATGAGCGGATCGGCAAGCGCGGCTTTGGTCGCGGCGGCGATGGCGGCGCTGCGGGATGTCGCCGGCCTCAGCGGGGTCCACGAGGAGATGCCGATCCAAGCGGCGCCGCCGCATGTGATGGTCGGGGCCGGCCTCGAGACCGACTGGAGCCACAAGAGCGGCGCCGGGCGCGAGCTGCGGCTCACGATCATCCTGCGCGACCAAGGCGAGCGGCCGACGCGGCTGCGCGCGCTCGCCGCGGATGCGGCCGCGGCGCTCGAGGGAATGGCGGCGCCGCTTGGCGGCTGGCGGCTGGTGACGCTCGTTTTTGTGCGCAGCATGACGGTTGCCGAAAGCGTCGGCCGCTGGGCGCTGACGCTCGATTATCGGGCCAGGATGCTGGCCGACTGAGGCGCCTTCATTGCGGCTGCGACGCCCCCTGAGCGGCCGGTTGCGCGGGCGTCTGGGCCGACGCCGATTGGGCCGCGGGCTGCGCGGCGGGCGGGGCCGCCGCCTGCTGCTGGGTGGGGCGCGGCTGCACCGGCAGCGACATCTGGAAGCGGTCGTTGAAGTTGAACCGGGCGTCCTCGACCTCGAGGTTGGCGGCGTCGTTGGCGTTGGCGCGAGTCGCGCGCATCGCCGTGTCGCGCCGGATGATCGCCTCGCGGAATGCCGCCTGCTCGGCGGCGCAGGCCTGCGGGAAGGCGGCCTCGAACTCGGCGGCGGATTTGTGCGCGCGGATGGCGCCGTTGACGAAGCCATTGAGGCAGGAGGTGAAAGTCTCGCGCGAAGCCCGCGTCGTATCGGACTGCATGGCGAAAGCGGCGGACACCAAAGCAAGCGCAGTCGAAATCATGATCAATTCCCCAACTGCTTGAGAACAAGGAGAATGCGCCATGGCGGCCGAAAAAGGAAGCGCCTTTTTGCTGAAGGTCGGGGACGGCGGATCGCCGCCGGTCTACGCGACCGTCGCGGGGATGCGGACGACCCAGATGTCGGTCAACGGCGAGGCGGTCAACGTCACCAGCAAGGAGTCGCAAGGGTGGCGCGAATTGCTGTCCGGGGCCGGGGTGCGCTCGGTCTCGGTGGCGGCGAGCGGGATCTTCACCGGCTCGGCGGCCGAGACGCGGATCAAGGCCAATGCGCTCGCCGGCCTGCTCGACGATTACGAGCTGAGCTTCGAGAGCGGCGAGCGGCTGCGCGGGCGATTCCTGCTGACCCGGCTCGATTATGCCGGCGACCATGGAGGCGAACGAACCTACGGGCTGGCGCTCGAAAGCTCGGGCGCGGTGGTGCCGGCATGATCGGCGCAGCGAATCCGGCGCGGGGCGAGGCCAGCCTGATCGTCGGCGGCGCGGCGATTTTGCTGCGGCCGAGCTTTGCCGCATTGGTCGCCGCCGAAGCGGAGCTAGGGCCGCTGTTCGCGCTGGTCGAGCGGGCGGCGGAAGGGCGGCTGACGCTGGCCGAAATGGCCGGGCTGTTCGCCCATTGCGCCGGCGGCGCGATCAGCCGCGATGAGGCCGGCGAGGCGATCGCCGAGCAGGGTCTGGCGAACGTCACGCCGGCGCTCAGGCTGCTGCTCGGGCAGATCCTGCAGGGTGCTTCGAGGGTCCCATGAAAGTACTACTTTCATGGGGTCCCTTCACAGGCTCAGCATGAGCGGCGTGTTTGAGGCGGGCGCGGCGCGCCTCGCCGGGCTCGCCGGCGCGCTGCTCGGCTGGCGGCCCGACGAATTCTGGAACGCGACCCCGGCCGAGCTCGGAGCGATCCTGGCGGCGATCGCCGGCGAGGAGATGATGCCGGCCGGCGCGGCGGACGTGGCGCGGTTGAAGGAGCTGTTTCCCGATGGATGAAGAGATCGAACGGCTGCTGGTCAGCGTGCGCGCCGACACGTCGGTGTTCGCGCGCGACGTGGCGGCGATGCGCGCCGAGCTCGACGGGCCGTTCGCGGCCGGCGTCGCGCAAGCGGGGCGGGTGCTCGAGAGCGCGCTGGTGCGGGCGATCCGGACCGGCAAGCTCGGCTTCGAGGATCTGAAGCGCGTCGCCTTGTCGGCGATGGCCGAGATCGCGGCCGCCTCGATCCGCAGTGGCATCGGCGCGATCCTGAACGGCGGCGGCGGCGGCAAAGGCGGGGGCAGGGGCATCGCCAGCACGATCGCCTCGCTGATCGCGGCCTTCGCCTCGGCCCCGGGCAAGGCGATCGGCGGGCCGGTCTCGCCGGGGCGGGCCTATCTGGTCGGCGAGCGCGGGCCGGAGCTGTTCGTGCCGACCGCCGGCGGCCGGATCGAGGCCGGCGGGCAAAGCGGGTCGCGCGACATCAGGATGAGCATCACGATCAACGCGCCGGCCGGCGCCGAAGCGCGGGCGCTGGGCCAATCGAGCCGGCAGTTGGCGCGCGCGGTGAGGCAGGCGCTAATCAGGGCCGAGGAGTGAGCGATGGGCCATTGGTTGGCGGGCGCGGGCAAGGCGCGGATGCAAGGGCAGGTGAAGCGGTTCGACGCGCGCTTCTGGACGGTCAACTTCCCGCGGCCGATGATGGCCAGCCTGGTCACCATTGCGGCCGACGCGCTGCGCCTCGAGGCGGTCTTCTATCGGGCAGACGATCTGGCCGGCTTGATCTGGGAGGCCGAGGACCGGCACGACCATGTCTTGCTCCGCTACCAGACGGCGCGCGATTTCCGGCGGTGCCAGCTGCGATTTCGCTGGCGATCGGAAGGGCTCACGGCGCTCGACGCGGTCAACGGGCCGACGCTGACGATCGAGGGGCGCGACGCGGAGGGAGCGGCGCGCAGCTGGTACGTGCGGCTGTGGAACTATGCCGACGGGACGAGCGAGGACGCGGCGATCGGCCTGGATTTTGCCGCGCTAGCGGGCGGCTGGGCAATGGACGATCCGGTCTGGGCGGGCGACGTCGACCGGCTGTTCGTCTCGCTGGTCGCGCCCGGTTACGACGCGACCGATACGCCGCTCGCGACGCCCGCGGAAGGCTGGGCCGAGCTGAGCCAGATCGCCTGCGACGGATCGGGGTCGGTGCTGGCGATCGGGGACGGATATGTGCCCGGGCATCGCCTGCGGATCGCGACCGGATATGACGATCTCTATCACTTGACGCCGGCCAGAATGCTGCGCAGCATTTTGCAGCTCGGCTACCGCGATCTGATCAACCATTATGTCGGGATGAGCCACTATTTCGGACTCGATTCCGATGGGCTCGCCGCCGGTGCGCTGAACGGTCCCTGCGCCGCCTGGCATGCGGATTTCCTGGCCCGGGCGGGCGCGCTGGGATTCGATGTGATCCTGTCGCTGAGCTACGAATTGCTCGACCTTCATTGCCCCGCGGCATGGAAGCAGCGGGCGGAGAATGGCGATCCGGCGCTGACCGGGTGGGACCCGCCGTCGGCCTTGCTGTCGCCGGCGAATGACGGGGCGATGGTCTGGCTGCGGGGGGTGGCGCGGGCGTTCGCCGCGCTCGCCGCGGCGGCGGCGCAGCCGGTGCGCTTCCAGGTCGGCGAGCCCTGGTGGTGGGTGATGCCGGACGGGCGGATCTGCCTCTACGACGCCGCGGCGGTGGCGGCGTTCGATCCGGTCTCGATTCCGGACGCGCGGGCCGCGCTCGACCCGGCGCAGCGCGCGACACTCGACGATGCGGGCGCGGTGCTGGCGGCGTCGACCGAAGCCCTGTGCGCGGCGGTGCGGGAGGAGGCGCCGGGCGCCGAATGCCTGTTGCTCGTCTATCTGCCGACCGTGCTCGGTGCGCCGGAAATCAGGCGCGCCAACGCCCCGCTCGGCTGGGCGGCGCCGGCGTTCGACCGGCTGCAGCTCGAAGATTATGACTGGGTGATCGACGGCCGCGCCGCCGCCCGCGGGGTCGAGGAGATGGCCGCCCGGCTGGGCTATCCGATCGGCGCGCAGCATTATTTCGCCGGCTTCGTGCGCGAGCCGGAGGACGCGCATCTGTGGGCGCGGATCGCGCGCGCGGCCGACGCCGCGTTCGCACGCGGGACGACGCAGGTGTTCGTCTGGGCGCTGCCCCAGGTGGCGCGCGACGGCTTCGTCCATTTCGAGATCGGAGACGAACCAATGAACGCATTCGAGGACGTGCAATTCCCGATCGCGCTGGGGCGCGAGGTCAGCGTCGAGCCGGCTTTCTCGACCGCGATCGTGACCACCGCCGGCGGCGCCGAGCAGCGCAACGCCGAATGGGCCGACGCGCGGCTGACCTTCGATGCCGGGCCGGGGGTGCGCGGCGAAGCCGATCTGCACGAGCTCCTCGCCTTCTTCCGCGCCCGGCGCGGGGCGGCGATGGGGTTCCGGCTCGAGGACCCGTTCGACCACAGCTCGAACGGGATGACCGCAGAGCCGGGGGCGGCGGACCAGTTGCTTGGCGTAGGCGACGGCGTGAGGACCGAGTTCCCGCTGGTCAAGACCTACGGAGCGCAGGTCCGCCGCATTACCCGTCCGATCGCGGATTCGGTACGGGTATCGATTGACGGCGTGGAGGCGGTCGGCGGGTGGACGCTCGACGACAAGGGCGTTGTCGCGTTCGCGGCGCCGCCGGAGACGGGCGCCGAGGTCGGAGCGGGGTTCCGCTTCGACGTGCCGGTGCGCTTCGCCGAGGACAAGCTCAGCCTCAGCCGCGCGACCTTCGCGGCCGGCGAGATCCCGTCGGTGCCGATGATCGAGCTGCGCGACTGATGGCCGCGTTTCTCGACCGCGACCTGGCGACGATCGCCTTGTGCTGGCGGCTGGAGCGCCTCGACGGCGTCGCGCTGGGCTTCACCAGCCACGACCGGGATCTGGCGATCGGCGGGCTGGTCTATCGCGCCGCGCCGGGGATGCTGCCTTCGGCGATCACCCTGTCGGACGGGTTCGACCCGGCGACGCTCGACATCAAGGGGGCGCTGACCAGCGACGCGATCGGCGCGCGCGACCTCAGCGCGGGCCGCTGGGACGGCGCGGCGCTCACCATATTCATGACCGACTGGGAGGCCCCGGGCGCCGAGATATTGGCGGTCGCGCGCGGCACGCTCGGCGAGGTCGTCGTCCGCGGTGACGCCTTCGAGGCCGAGCTGCGCGGCCCGGCCGCCTCGCTCGAAATGCCCGTCGTCGAGCAGACCTCGCCCGAATGCCGCGCCCAATTGGGCGACAAGAGGTGCCGAATCGACATGGCGGCGCGGACGCGGATCACCCGCATCGCGGCTTTGGTCGACGAGGATGCGGTCGAGGTCGCGGAGGCGGCGGCGGGCAATGCCTATGGCTATGGCCGGCTGCGCTGGATCGGCGGCGCGAACAGCGGGACCGAAAGCGCGATCCTGCGCTCGGACGGAGCCATTCTGACGTTGCGCGAACCGCCTCCTCTGGCGGCGGCGATCGGCGACTTGGTGGAGATCAGCGAGGGCTGCGACCGGATGCTGGCGACCTGCTCGGCACGGTTCGGCAACGCGGCCAACTTCCGCGGCGAGCCGCATTTGCCGGGGATCGACCTCCTGACGCGCTATCCGGGGGCCTGAGAAATGACGCTGGCGCCTGCCGCGCGGCGGTTTAAGCTGGCCCCGTGAATCCAGGGGCTGGGGGAATTGCGATGCTGATCCTGCTTGCCATGTTGACCCAAGCCGCGCCCGCGCTCGACGCCGACCCGGTTCAGGCGGCGCTGACTTGCCGCAGCGCGACGGTGACCGGCCTTGAGTCGCTTCCGCTGGAGACGTCGATGCAATTCACCTATTTCACGATGAGCGCGGCGCGCGCGCTGCCCGGGGGCGAGAATTATTTCCAGCGGATGGCGGCGGTCCCGGCATCGAATTCGGCGCCCGGGGTCAACCTCGAGAGTGCGCCGCAGCTGCGCGAATCGTGCGATCAGCGCTTTCCGCTCGCCCGGCGGACGGGCCCGGTAACGCTGCCCGCCGGCGCGCTGGAGCGCGACCTGATGTGCGCCGGGGTGACGACCGTGATTGCCGGAGTCGCGCGCGGCTATCGCGACCGGACCGGTGACGCCGCCCCGTTCGGCCGGCTGCAGGCGATCGCGGCCCGCTATCAGGCGCGCGCCGCGGCCGCGATGATGGAGCGCGGCATGACCACCTCCGACGCCCAGAGGCGGGCGCTCGGCGAGCAGATATTCGCCTCGCTCGACATCGGCAACGGCGCGTCGATCGCCGACGCCTGCGAAGCCCTGCCGCCGAGCGGCTAGGGGCGGGATCAGACCATGCCGCGAGCGGGCGACATCATCGTTGCCCGCGCCCGAGCGCTGATCGGGGTGCGGTTTCGGCCGCAGGGACGGTCGCGCGTGTGCGGGCTCGATTGCATCGGCCTGGTTGCCGAGGCGGTGGCGGCGACGAACGTGCCGTGCGACTATGCGCTGCGCGGCTCGTCTCCGGAGCGGCTGGCGGCCGGTCTTGCCGCGGCCGGGCTGCGGAAGGTCGACGCGGCGAGGCGCGGCGATGTGCTGGCGATGACGGCGGGGCCGGGCCAGTTTCATCTCGGCATCTTTTCAGGGAACGGGCTGATCCACGGCGACGCCGGCCTCAGGCGGGTGGTCGAGCGGCCCGGACCGCCGCCCTGGCCGGTGCTGGGGATCTGGCGCGTCGCGGAAATGATGGAGGATTGAATGGCGACCCTCGTCCTGACCGTCGCCGGGCAAGTGCTCGGCGGGCCGATCGGCAGCACGATCGGCTCGATCGTCGGCCAATATATCGACCAGAACATCCTCTTCGCCCCCAAGGCGCGGCAGGGGCCGCGGCTCGGCGACCTCAGCGTGCAGACCTCCTCCTACGGCAGCGCGATCCCGAAATTGTTCGGGACGATGCGCGTCGCCGGGACGGTGATCTGGGCGACCGACCTGGCTGAAAGCCATGCCGCGAGCAGCAACGGCAAGGGCCGGCCGAAGACGATCAATTACAGTTATTCGGCAAGCTTCGCCGTGGCGCTGTCGGCGCGGCCGATCCGCGCGGTCGGCCGAATTTGGGCGGACGGCAAGCTGCTGCGCGGCGCCGCCGGCGACTTCAAGAGCGCCTGCACCTTCCGGCTTCATCCGGGCGACGAGGACCAGGCTGTCGATCCGCTGATCGCGGCGGCGGAAGGGGCAGGATCGGCGCCCGCCTTCCGCGGCATCGCCTATGCTTTGTTCGAGGACCTTCAGCTCGAGGATTTCGGCAACCGCATCCCCTCGCTGACCTTCGAGGTCGAGGCCGATGCCGGCGCCGTCGAGATCGGCGCGATCGCGGCGGCGCTCGGCGACGGGGCGGTAGCGGGCGGGGCGACGCCGGCCTTGCTCGGCTATGCCGCCTCGGGCGACAGCGTGCGCGGCGCGATCGAGGCGCTCGCCGACATCGCCGGGCTCTCGCTCGCCGACGACGGAGAAATTCTCACCTTGCGGGCGGCGGCGACGGATGCCCCGATCCCGCTCGACGCGGCGGACGAACAGGGCCGGCGCGAGATCGCGCGGGGGGGCGCGGGCGGGATTCCCGGCGAAGTCAGCATCGCTTATTATGAGGTCGAGCGCGACTATCAGACCGGGCTGCAGCGCGCGACCCGCGGCGCCGGCCACGGCGGAAATGCCGATCGCCGGGCGCTGCCCGCCGCGCTGTCGGCAGTCGGCGCCAAGGCGCTGGCCGAATACCGGCTCGCCGCCGCCTTGGCGGCCAGGGTCAGCGCGAAGCTGGTGCTGAGCTGGCGCGGCTGCGCCTTACGCCCCGGCGACCGGCTCGCGCTCGCCGGCGAGCCGGGCGCGTGGCGGCTGCGGCGCTGGACGCTCGGGCCGATGACGGTCGCGCTCGAGCTGGAACGGACGAGCGCCGGCGCGCCGCCCGATCCCGCCGCGGCGAGCCCGGGCGCGGGCGTCAGCCAGCCGGATCTCCGGCACGGGCCGACCACCGTCGTCCTGCTCGATTTGCCGCTCGGCGACGGCCTCGGCAACAAGCCGCTGCTGTTCGCCGCCGCGGCCGGCGTCGAGGAGGGATGGCGGCGCGCGATCCTGACAACGAGCTATGACCAAGGCGGCTCGTGGCAGGCGTCCGGCACGACCGCCGCGCCGGCGGTGATCGGTTCGGTGCTCGACCCCCTCGCGCCGGCCGGCCCGGCGCTGTTCGACGACCGATTCTCGCTGGAGGTCGAGCTCGCCAACGCAGGCATGTGGCTCGAAGGCCGGGGCGATGACGCCCTGATCGGCGGCGCCAATGCCGCGCTCGCCGGCAACGAGATCATCCAGTTCGGCAAGGCTGCGCCGCTCGGTGCGAACCGATTCCGCCTGTCCCGGCTGCTGCGCGGCCGCCGCGGGACCGAGTGGGCGGCCGGCGCGCACGCCGCCGGCGAGCGCTTCATCCTGCTCGATCCGGCAAGCCTGGCGGTGATCGAGGCGCCGCCCGGCTCGGTCGGCGGCGAAGCGCGCCTGCTCGCCGCCGGCATCGGCGACCTGCCCGACGCGGTCGGCGCCGCGGTGGCGATCGAGGGCGCCTCGCTCCAGCCACCGAGCCCGGTTCACCTGCGCGCCGCGGAAACCGGCGACGGGGCCCTGCTCATCCAATGGGTGCGCCGCAGCCGCCAGGGCTGGGCCTGGCCCAGCGGCAGCGACACCCCGCTCGGCGAGGAGCTGGAGCGCTACCGGCTCGAAATCGCCGGCGCGGGTTTCGCCCGCAGCGTCGGTGCCGACGTGCCTTTCTATCTCTACAGCGCCGCCGAGCGGGCGGCCGACGGCGCGACCGGGCCGCTCCAGATCTCGGTCGCGCAGATCGGCACGTTCGCGCCGTCGCGGCCGGCGCAAATCCTGTTCAGCTAAAAGGAAATCCCCAATGACCGAGACCAGCGCCCGCTTCGCCCTTCCCTTCATCCTGCCCGGGCAGGCGCAAAAGGAGGCCTATCACAACGAGGCGCTGATTCTGCTCGACGCCGCGCTCCATGCCGCGGTCGAGGACGGCCCCGCGAGCGATCCGCCGGGCGATCCGGAGATCGGCCAGAGCTGGATCGTCGCGGACGATGCGACCGGCGCATGGGCCGGAAGCGACGGGTCGCTGGCGACCTGGACCGGCGGCGGCTGGCGGCTGGTCGCGCCGGTCGCCGGAATGATGGTCTGGCACAAGGCGCTCGGCTGCTGGGTATATTGGACCGGTACCGGCTGGAGCGATGGCAGCCTGCCCGCCGCGGCGATCGTGATCGGCGGCGACCAAATCGTCGGTCCGCGCCTCCCGGACGTGCCAAACCCTTCAGGCGGAACGACAATTGACGCGGAGGCGCGGGCGGCGGTCGATGCGGTCATTGCGACATTAAGGTCACACGGCCTGATCAATTCATAA